CATATTATGTGTGGTCTGTTCTTCTGTTATCTCTTTCATTGTTTTGTATTGTTTTTGTAAAGGTAATAAAAAAGGCGGTTATTACACCGCCCTAGTTTGTTAAAATGGTAAGTCGCTTGTTTCAGCTTCTTGTACCACTTCCTTAGCTTCTTCACGTTCCGCTTTCACTATGTTTCCATCAGTCCAAACCACTTGACCGTTGCCAATGTAAGTTCTTGGTTTCTTAGCCTCTCGTTCTTCTTGTGTTTGGCTAATCATAATTGATGCGTTATTTCCGTAACGTGTTTCATCGTTTACACTCATTGTAAGGTTTATATAAACCGCACCGTCTTTTCCAGCAATAAATTTCTCCTTAGGGAGCTTATCTACTCTTAAACTGTAATTGATAATTGCACTCATAATTTTACTTGTTTTTAATTGTTATTATTTATTATTATTTTTAAAACTTTCGCTTTCATCTTCGCCAAATACGTTGAGTGCGTAGAAACCAGTTAATTTTAAAACGGCTCTACTCATCGCTCGCTTCTCTGCCATCTCAGCTACATACCAACTATTAGTTGAACTGTCTTTATAGCTATCACCTTTTAAGGCACTGCCAAAGGTTTCAATAGTTGCAGCTCCTTTATGTGCTATGGCTTTAAACACTGCAAAATTTGGCTCACACCTTACTACTTCATAAGTGATTTGAATTTTGGCTACGGCTTGAATCTTGTCGATTCCGCTTCTAGTAATGATTAGATAATGTTGGTGTTTAAATACATCGTCTTTTTCAAGTTTATACTCTTTGTATAATTCTGTTAATTTTTCTTTGTTCATTGTTATTTGTTTTTGATTTCTATTTGTGCTTCTAAAAATTCCACTCGTTTCTGTAAAGCATCAATACGAGCGTTTAAGTAGTCTATTGTATCAGGGCTTGAACTTCTTTTAACATCTTCTGAATAAGTCATATTATATCTCTTTAAATAGTTCGTATGGACTATCTACGTCTAATAAGAACCTCAAGTCTGTTACCAATCCATAAGGCAAATCTCGTACATATTCGTAAAGTTCTAATTGGTCAACTGCATATCCAGTCAATGAAGGGTGTTTAGTGTTGCCTCTTTCTAGGTTGTCTTTGTACTCTGGTTTTAATCTTTCAAATAAATTCATAATGTGTATTGTTTTAATTATTATATATGCAAATATAAAACAAATAATTCAATAAAAAAAATATAAACAAAAAAAACCACCCTTTTTAGAGAGTGGTCTTAGTTTGGCGGTTAGCCGATATTAAAACAAAAACAATACTATACAAAGATACATTAAGTATCTAGTTTTTTAATTAACATTTAATATTTTTCTATTAACATTTTAAAAGTTTTGTTGATTTTTTAATTCGTCTAGTTTAGTTTTGTAATCATTAAATATATATAACCATTCATCATCTGATAGTTTGTATATCTCACGTGATTTTATTAATAGTTCTTCTGATAGTTGTTCTCCTAACGCTAAAGAATATTCATATTGACGTCCATACTCAAAACGATTACATTTACGGCACTGACTGTAAACGTTTCTATCATCGTAGCGAGTAGATAATTTTCCTCTTGATATAAAGTGACCTGCATCGCTTTCTGTAAAATGTATAGGTTTTTTACAGGTTATACAATTACAATATCCAGTATTATCATCAGCATCTCTACGTCTTATATATTCGTGAAATACTTTGTCAATTTTATTTTTCCAGTATTTTAATGTTTTTTTTACCATTTGAATAGTTCCCAGATATCTTATCTATTTGTTTAGATTTATATTTATCTATTTGTTTTGGTATTTGTTTTTTTATGCCTTTGAGGGCAACAAAAACGTTTAACTAATTAATCAGCTTAACAAAAAATTCAAAGTTATATCTTTTATTTTAATTAAAAAAGAAAAAAGTTATTTATTTTTCCAATGCTTAGTTATTTTCTCAGCAGAACGCATACCAAAATAACCACCATAAACCAAAAGTAATAAAGAACTAAGTAAATCAATCCAATCTGGTGATATATTAAAGCCTTCTAAAGAACTATCTAATATAATGTATATAAATAGCGTAGCGGTTAAAAAGGCTAGTGTTAAAGGTCTTATATTGCGTGTTAAGTAACTATCTGTATTGTTATCCGAAATCCACCGTTTTGTGGTTTCTTGCATTTCTATTTTATCAAAGTTTAGTTCTTCTAATAAAAGCTGTTTATCTGTTTCGCTTAAAACTTTATCAGAACCAATTTTAGATGCTAAAACCTCTAAGGCTTCAATCCCTGTAACGTTCCCTGCTATTTTTAAAAGTTCTGGTGCTACTTCTTTTCCTTGCTTTAACAACCAACGTAAAGCATCGCCTACCCTTGTAGTTCCATTTTCTTTTTTATACTTACCCATTCCAACGTGATTTAGTTTTCCCCCTTATATCGTAATGTGTAAAACTTTGGTACATTCCTAAACCGCCTTGAAGTATTTCGCCTGATAGCATAAGGTCATCTAAGTAATCGTAAGTATCTAAAATAGGGTCAAGTCCTTTGATAACAATATCAGCAGCTTTACCTAGTAAGTGTTGAGAGTTTACAGAACCTCCAACCGATTTATTATGTGCTTCACATCTATAAGCACTATTTATTGTTATAGGCATAGCCACATTATCCCGAATGTACTGTAATTGATTAGCTAATTTAGTAATATTTACCAATACATCGTCTGGCATTTCACAACCACATCTACAATCAAACTCACTTTTTTTAAAGTTCTTAGTCATTCTTTTTATGCGTTTCGTATATCTTTTGTGCTGTATATCCTATTGATAATAATAGTAATATAATTTTTAAACTGTTTTCTATATGTGTGAAGCTGATACCTAAAGTAACAGCATTTAAAATTCCTATTTTCAAATCTTGAACTGTCATTACATTTTGTTTTTTAAATACGAAACACCTGCAAATTTATGCATTCCTTCGCTCTCTAAATCTACGCTATAAGTCTTCCAACCGTATGGATGACTTTCTAAATCATTCCAAGCAACGTCAATATGATATTTATCACTTAAAACAGGTGCTTTTATTTCCTCTCCAAGTTCATCATATTCTCCTTGTTCTAAAACAATATTACCAAGCAATACAATAGCGTGTTTATGCGTTGGGTATTCGTTACCTTCAAAATCAGAATCAAGCCCTAAATCTTTTATTTTATCTAAGGCTTGTTCTTCATTTTTAAATTCGTATTTTCCTATCTTCATATTATTCTTTCTCCTCTTCTGGATTTTCAATTTCATCAGATTCCCAAGGCTTTCCATCTTGTGTTATTGGCTTTTCGATAGCTTCTTTCATTGCTTCGCATTCAGAATCAACTAAAGCCTCAGTTTCAGAAACTAACTCAGAACCTAAAGAATCTTTGACCCAACCAACAACTAATTCTTCTGTTAAATCCTCATAAGGAATGAAATCTGTTGTTGATTCTGTAAAATCAGTTTTAAAAACTCTCCTAGAATATCCTGCTCCATCGGTTTTTTCATACGCTGATATTGTTTCTATAACAAAACCATCGTTTGTTTTATGTGTCATATTTAATACTTTCCAACTCATAATTTATTTTTTTATTTATGTTAATCTTACTTTTATATCGTTATTGTGTCTGTATAACCCACCAATCGGAATGCCACCTGCTGCTGCATCAACGTCATTTGCGTAACTGTTAGAACTTGGCAAGTCTTTTATTACTACCGTTCCATCATATAAAATTTCGAAACTGTTAGATTTATTCCCTAATAAACCGTTACCAATTATAAATTGAGCGTCAGCATTAGAAACGTTTTCAGTTCCAATTACTGTTTGTAAAGATTCACTGGCAACAGATTTATATCCAAAAGCTTGTGAGAAATAACCATTAGCTTCGCTTTGAGTACCAATAGCTGTTGCTCCAATATCAGTTGCCTTAGCCTGTACTCCAAAAGCATTAGATGTACCGCTTGTTGCCCTCGAACCACTTCCTATACTAATACTAGATTGACCATTAGCCCAAGCCCCTGACCCAACAGCAATTGATTCTCCTCCTGTGGATTGACAACCATTTCCAAAAGCAAAAGCACTGTTGCCAGTGACGGTATTATAAGCACCAACAGTAATAGTGCTAAAAGTAAGTCCTGTTGTAGTATTATCATAACCAATTGATACAGCTTTTTGTGAAGTAATTGAATTGTCTACACCAATAACAATTGAATTAGCTCCTGTACAATTATTGCTTTTACCTATGGCTGTTGAGTATTGAGCTGCTGCTGTATTTTGTCGACCAAAAGTATAACTATCTGCTCCAGTTGAATCATTATCGTATCCAAAAGCGTAAGTTTGATTGTTTGATGCGGTATTATTGTGACCTATTGCAGCGGAATTAGTGCCACTTACAGTATTAGCTGCCCCGATTCCAATAGCCGTATATCCACTTACATTTCCACCCATACCTGCTGCAAAAGAAGTGTTTCCTGTTGCTTGTACATTAAAACCAATTGCTGTTGAATTATAATTACTAGCTAAACAACCTTTACCAATAGCTACAGAATACTGCCCAGTAGCACCTCTGTTTTGTTGGTAATCTTGTAGTGTTAAATCAATGGCTTTATCCCCAATAGTTCCGTAATAATTAGCAAAATTTTCGTTGTATATTCTATAACCTGTGTTTCCGCTTTCAGTTATTTCTTTTAATTGCCCAGATGCGTTATATTCACCAGTTATTGGGTCGTATAAAGTTTGACCGCCATCAACTAAAGGAATGCTATTTAGATAAATTTTGTCATTAACGTTTAAATCTGCATTTACAGTATTTGTTCCATTACCTGTAAAATTAACCCCACTTTCAGTAACGTATAAAACACCGTTTGTTGTGACAAAACTTAAAACTGAACTTATATTTATTATAGCGTTTAGGTTATCGTTATTCCATTGTGACCACCCTTCGGCTGTCATTAAGGAAGTAGAGCCTAAGTCACCATTGAACTCAATATATCCAAACCCACTTACATTGGAAACTGTAACAACGGGTGTTGTGTAATTTCCGTTTAAACTTTGTAAAGATAAAGTATCTCCAACGCTTACTAAAGATTCTCCGTTAGCATCCGTATATATTTCCCCTGATGTGCCATAATTTGACCAATCATTTACCATCATAGCAACAGGCGTAGGTGTATTAACGCTGCTAACTGTTCCTTGTGATTCTGGTGTTAAAAAAGCAACAGCACCACCGCCACCGCCTAAATTTGCAGGGTCTATCCTTACATTTTCTGAACCGTCATAACCCACGACAAAATCAACATCTGCTGGGTCGGTCTTTAAATTAAATTCACTAAATTTTTTGTTTGCCATTTTGTTATTTTTATTCGATTATTAAATTGTCATTATTTTCTGCTAAAATAAATTCTCCATTTTCTGAAATTATAAAATCTCCTATTGGAATATCTCCACAATCAGGAAAATTAGGTACACTGAATTTATTACTTTCATCACCCCACCAAGATTTACAATATATTTCGTTTGCCATTTTTTTATTATTTTGTTAATTCTATTGCTTCTGCTTCTGTTAATACTCTATCGTAATATCTAATTTCGTTTACTTCACCTTGAAAAGCCCTTGAACTCCCATTGTTTTCATCAAACGATATTTTGCTTAAATTTAACGGAATAGGCAAAGACAAAGCTTCGTGTATTTTTTCACCATTTACATAAAACTTTATTTCATTATCTTTAAAAGTATAAGCTATTTTATTTCTCGCATCATAATCAACGCTAAAATATTTAACAGTCGTTGTTACATTATTTCTTATAGAATATAAAATTATTGTTGTATCATTTGTTTGAGTTGAAAATAAAACCCTATTTGTTGCAGAACCATCATTTAAAGAAATCCTACTATCTCCTGTTCCTGTTTTATAAATCTTATTTAAGTCAATAAAAAAAGTATTTTCAGAATTGTTTAAAAGTTGTGAATCTCCCGCATTATTACACTCATCTTTAAACCTTGTTTCTGCAATTCCTGTTGTTTTTATATAGCTTGTTGGATGTGATGCAGATTCAGATTGACATCCCCATATAAATAAACTTTGATTTGTTTCAGGTTTTAAACCAAAGGTTTGATTTCCTGTTCCTGTATGTGTTGCACTTATTCTAAACCAACCATTACCAAAATTTTCAATTTGCCCAGTCATTGAACCGCCTTGTGTTGTTATAGTTCCATTATCTAAATTAAAAACAACTCTATTTGCCCCAGAACTAGCGTTAAATATTTCAGCAGTACTTGAACTATTTTTTTTAACAAATATAGAATTCGTTTTTTGTGTTGTACTCCAACCATTAAACCTAAAAACGCCACCCCCACTAGCGTTTGATGTTAATAAATCAGCGGTCAATTTTCCATCAGGTGAAATTATTTCATTAGTCGTTATTGTTGAATTTGATTCAAACCAAGCACTCTGATTAAATTCTTCTGAATATGTAAAATCGTTCGTTCTTTGCGGTTCTAATAATAAACTAGGGCAATCGCTGTTTAACCAATCTAATCTTGGCATATCATCTACTGTTAATTCCTCTATAAGTCCATCTTTGCGAACTCTTGAAGCATCACCATTACGCTCGTAATCAAAATCCCCTACACCATTAACAGGTAAAATTGAATAAACTTTACCGCTTTTATATCCGCTTGGTATTAATGCTAATTTTGGATTCTCCATTATCTTTCTGTTATTATTGATGTCGTTGCACAGTACCACCATTGACCGTCTACTTCTAGCCTTAACGTTACTGTTTCACCTCTGTTTATTTCTATTGATTTACCAAAATCCAATATTACGCTTTCATATACATTGTTTCCATATGTTTCGGTTTCGCTGCCTTTAAAAACTCCATCCACATAAACGCTTAAAGTTAAAGAACTTCCGTTAGGAAACTGATTACTAGAGTAAGGCATTGACGAAATCATAAACTGGCTATAATAAGCATTATAAGGAACAGGAATCCCACCATATGAAAACGGAAAAGTTGTACTAGAACCAGTGTCGTAAAGCGTATAAGTGTTAATCCCAGTAATACTATGCCGCCAAGTCACAGATATTTTCTCAGAAGTTAAACCCCTGCCTGTATAGTCTATTGACTTCGCTCTTATGATTTTATCTGTTGAAATCATTTGTCTTTTTTCCTTATTAAAGGTTTGCTTTGTTTTTTTAAATAAGCAACTAACTTATTTAAGTTTTTTTTCTTTACTTTATATATCATAAAACCCAACCATTAAACACCGTATCTGTATCCGGGCTTATATCCGAACCCGAGTTGCTTGTGTATTCTGGAAATTTTGAACTATTATCACAAAGGTAATCAACTAATCTAGTTGAATAATAATTAGCGTATTCCCTAGCTTTGCCCACTAAATAATCAACTTCGTTTTTATTAACGTTTTCAGCGGTTTCGCTTGAATGTTTAAACACTCCGCCATTCTTAATTTGATACGCCGCAAATGGAATGTAATTAACTTGAGCAAACCATATTAAGGTTGGTTGTATATAGTCGCTTACAAGTGCTAAATAATCGCCTGTTAAAGTACTGTTTTCAATGTCCGTACTTATTCGGTTATATAAATCCGTTCCTAGTAGGTTTTGGATGTCAATTTCTTGACCTAGTTTAATAAACTGTATAAACTTATCAGTATCTACATTCCCATCTAAGATAGAATTTCGTACTAAGTCCGTTCTTGATATAAATAATGCTGTTGCCATTTAGTTTTCGAATTTCATTTTGTTCCAATATTCAGCAGTATAACCTTTATACTTCATATCCTTTGGTGCTACTGGTACTTTTTGAGCATTCTTTGGTGCTTTAAAACCTTTGCTTTTTGCTTGACCGCTTGTAATTTGGCTTTTTTCACCGTTTTTAATTTGGTAAGTTTTCCTAAACCACTTATGATTACATCTAGCACCGCCTTTCCAGAGCCAAATGGAATATTTTCCAGAGCCTTTTTTTCCGCCTTTTGCAAAACTTGGATTAACCTCTTTTTTACCCATTCGTACGATGTCCTCTTTGCGGTAAACTTTTTTAGCTTTTACCATTTTAGAACAAAATTGTCGGCTGTTTGACCCTGCTTTTTCTGGTGCATAAGAATAACGCACTAAGAACTGTACACCTTTTTGACTATCTTGTTTTGATTTGCCATCTTGTGTACTTTTTGCGTTTGGTTTAGCCGTTCCTGTGCTTACAAAATTCCATATTTTAGATAACGTTGTTTCGTCTTTTTCTGGCTCTGTGTTTAAGTCTGTTATAACTTCATCAAGTTCATCGTTTAGTTCATAATCAACTTCGCTTTCATCCACTAAATCATATTCGGCTAGTAGTTCTTCTTCACTCTCTCCTAAGTCGATTAATTCATCAGCAATATTACTTCCTAATTCATCTGGTAAATCTTGACTTAATTTAACTCCTGTTTCTTCTTCTCGTGTTTCTGCATCCTCAACATTTTCTAAGTCTGTAAATTCTAAAGGTTGAAGCGTTTTAAAGTACAGTTTAAGGCTCATTTGATTAAATGCTAGTATAGAATCAAAAGCATCTATTAAAAGCATCTGAAATGGTCTTATAACGGTGTTATCCATTAAGGTACTAGCTGTTATCAATTCTTGTGCATTATTACCTAGTCCGCTATTATCTTTAATACCTAAAAGCATTGGCGAAACAACCCTGTGTGCTACCATTACTTTTTTAGAACTTTCATCACTTAAAAATTGATATTGCTGATGTGCTTCGCTTAACTGAATAGGCTCAATAGTTGCTGCACTTTCTGGATTGTCGTTAAATGCTAGTATAAACTTTCCTGCATTACTCGAACCGCTAAACTTTTGGTATATTCTATTTTCTAAGGCTTGGCGTTCTTCAGCGTTTGGTGTACCATTATTCATATTAATCAACATCGAAGGTGCTAAACCGTTCAAGATATTGTTTAAATGATAGTTCGAGATTTCCTGTTCTAGTTCTGCATATTGTAAACCACCTGCATAATCTGGACTTGAATAGTATTTATACCCTGCTCTGTAAGGCTTTACATATATAATCTCTATATTTTCAGAACTACACCCAAAAGATGGTATTCTAGTCGTGTGACCTACGTTTTTCACCTTCTTCCAGTCATCTGCATAGTAATACGCTTCTATTTCGCCTTTGTCATTACATTTTTCAGCTCTTAAGTTTTCAACTGGAATATGTTCAACTTGTGCAATTGTTTTTTTATCCTTAGAATAAATGACTTGCATAGCACATTGACCCATTAATTTAAGGTCATAGCATAATTTACGAACCATATCTTTATGAAACAAAGAAATCATTTTAGCGTACTGTTCTGGCTTTTTATTTGAGTTTAAAGCATCTAGTCCACGTCCGTAAATCATTTCACTAATACCGTTTATAATAGCGTTATTTGTTGGGCTACCATTATATCGGTCAATTAAGTACTTAAAATAATTGTTATCAGAACCATAAGAAACCCATTCTTTATTGGACTTCTCAACAATATCTGGTGTTGTGTAGGTACTTAAATTTACTATTCTTAAATCGTTCATATTTATATTATTATAAATTCGTTATCCGAACTCTCTTCACTTATATACTGGTCTTTATTTACGCTATAATATTCATCATTACTTTGGTTAGTTGCTTGGTCTGTGCAAAAAATCTTATCCTTATAAATTATGTTATTTGAATAAATAACGTCTAATATATAAAAATCGCTTTCAGTTAAAGTGCCAAAAACAGCATCAAAAGAAATATAATTACCATTTATAACCGATGTAGCATCAACTGTAATAGTTTTGTTTGTACTTTCGCTAGTCAATTTTAGGTTCAATGTACCTACTGTAAATTCTCTTGGAATTATCTTAAAGCTTTTATTTCCGCTTGTGCTTATTAACTTCATATTAATATATAAATAAAAAACAAATATTTTGTATTGTGTAGATATAAAAAAAGGGCTATCCGTTAAGATAACCCCATTTTACAAGTAAAAGTACTAATTAAGCCGTTGGGTCAATTTGAACCGCTGAAGCATCGTCAGTAATTACAGTTGATGTTACAAAGTAAGGCGGTGCAGTTTCTTGTGCGTTCACCGTTAATGTGTAACCTGTTAAATCTCCCATTGCAGCTCCTGTAACGATAGTTCCACCGTTTACATCACCGCCATTTTCAAGTCCTACTAAAAAGAAGTTTCCGTTATAATCTTCAACAGCAACGTGTGGACGTGCGTGTGCGATTAGTTTAAGTTCTTCCTGTGTAGCTTTGTCTTGAAATGTCAAAGTCATATTAAGTGTAGTATCATAGAAAGTCGTTCCGTTTTCTCGGCTTGAAGTAATAGCAGTTTCCATTGAACTGTTACCTTTTACATCAAACTGAAACCACGTTGGAGTTAAAGATACTGCTGTTATTTCGCCAGCTACGATTGTCGCATCTCCTAAAGTTCCGTAATCTGCAAAGTAGATAGTTTTAATCCCTCCGACTGCTGACTTGCACGGTACTTTACGTCCGCTTGTGATAATGCATCCCATAAGTTGTTTATTTTTTTTTAGTTAACTACTTGACTATCAAATAGTTGTAAATAAAAAAGGGTAGGCAGAACCCACCCCTTTAAATTTGATTAGTTAATTATTATACAGTTTTTCTGTAAACGATATCAGTTACTTGTGCATACTGAACACCTGCTGTAAATCTCATTACGATACGTACATTTTGTGAACCGTCATTCTCAGCCATATCAATTACTCGTACTTCGTTCAAGTCATTTAAAAGACCTGTTCCAAAGAATAAGTTAGATTTTTCAGCAGCGATAATCGTTCCTGCTGCTGCACCTCTAATAGCTACTACTGGAATTCCATCAAAGAATAAAGAACCTAAAGACTGGTTGTTTCCTTTGTTTTCGTATCCGTTTGCACCTTGTCCGCCCGATTGGAATCCTCCTAAAGCACGAGTGTAAGCACGTACTACATCAGAAGCAGCATAGATATGTAAATCCTCAGAACCGTAAACAGCCGTAGGAATTGCATCTACAACAGCACCTAGTTCATCTAAAACATTTGCTGATGTAATTGCAGCACCTGTTAAATCTTGACCTGAAGGAAGGTTTGTGTCAGCATCTAATAAAGTTGCAAATCCGTCAAACTGTCCGCTTGTTGCAGTTGAACCAGACCAGATATTTTTCTCTGTTCTATCTGCTACTTTTGAAGCAACGTGTCCGATTACGAAATCAGCAAAGCTTGGTGCTAATTCATCAAAAGCACTAAAGCCCATTTTTTCAGCTTCCCAAGAATCGTGTAATGTTTTCTTACAAATATCAAGGTTCACTTGAAATTCTTCTGGTTGTAGGATAGCTTCTGTTAAAGTTAGCGTTCCTGCATCTGTTTGGAAGTCACAAGAAGCATCTTTTACGATGTCATCAGTAGCAGCCTTTTGAATTACAGATTTGAATTTTACGTTTGGCATTACGGTAATTAAACCCTTATCCAAAGTGTCAGCAGATAGTAAAGCAGCAGCAATGTATTTGCCACTAAATTCACCTGCATAAGTTGTTGTTAATGATACACTCATTTTATTTAGTTTTTAGTTGTTATTAATTGTTTA